CAACAAACTACTCAAGCTTTTGGTGATGTAAGACCATTATATGCACAAAAAGATGATAATGATCCTTTTAGTGCTGAATATGGTAAAGGTACAGCAACAGATGCAAATACAAATGTTGGATTTACTGTAGATAAAAAAGAATCAAAGGGTGGTTTTTTAGATGCATTTGCTCCAAATAAATATTATATAGATAATTATTATAGTAAAACAACTACTAATCGTGATGATATTAGAGAACAAGCTGCTAGAGGTAATTTTGCTAAAGATGAATTTGGATTTAATAAACCTGCTGTAACTATGGAAGGTGCATATAGATTAGCTAATCCTAAAGGTGTTGAAGACATAGATATGTCATATAAAGAAGGTGATTTTAATGTTACACCTAAAAAACCAGGATTATTAAGTTATGAAAATGTTAAAAGTAGAATGATAGATCCTGCTGTAAATTTAGCTAAAAAAACATTTTTACCACCATCATTAGCTTTAATGAAAGCAATAGGTGGAGAAGAGACATCTACAAATAAACATGATAAAGCATATTTTACTGCTTATACTTCAGGTTCAATGGCAGGAAGAATAACAGGTGATGATGGAAAATATGATCCTTCAAATAATTTATATCATGGAATGAATAGAGTTTCAATGTATGGTAATTTAGAAAAAGCTGGGCAAAAAAGAATTGATCGTATAAATAAAACTATAGCAAAGAAAAAAGCAAAAGGTGAGGACACTACTACTTTAGAAGCAAGAGTAAAAAAATTTGAAAAGCAACAAAATGAATATAGATCATCAAAAAATGATCATAATATATCTCATGCAAAATCAAAAGGTGTAAATATATCACAATTAAATCCTCATGAAATGAGAAATGTTGCAGAAACAGGTGATGCTGGTGGAAAGAGTGGTGGAAAAAGTATAATCTGTACACAGATGTATCAACAAACTCAATTAGAAGATTGGAAAAAAACTATGAGACTATGGTATATATTCCAGAAAAAATATTTAACTATGGAACACCAAGAAGGTTATCATTTTTTATTTAAACCATTTGTTAATGGTATGAAAAAATCTAAAGTATTAACTGCACTAGGTAAACATTGTGCAATTGCTAGAACAAATGATATTAAACATATTATGTTTGGAACTCCTTTTTCTTTATCAGGAAGATTAGTAAGATTAGTTACTGAACCAATATGTTATATAACAGGAAAAATTAAATCATGGCTATAGATCAAAGAGGACAAGTTACAACTACTGGTATGATGAATAAATCTGGTATGAATTTACAAGTACCTGATATGAGTAATTTAATTCAACCAGAAAAAAAAGTAGAAAACCCTACACAACCTGTAGATAATACTCCCAGAGAAGCAGGAATTGTAGAAAGTATACAAAGAAATGTAACAGCTGAAGATATGACTGTATTAGCACCAGTTTTATCTCCATCTGTTAAAAATGTATTAGTTAAAATACTACCAGATATAGCACCATTAGTGCAAGGAATTGGTCCAGACGAAGAAACTGTACCAGTAAAAGTTTCAACTTTTGCTTCCTTACCAGGTGATATACAGGATTTTATTATTAAATCTAGTACAAACGAGATGGATACTAATAATGTGCCACTTGATACAACCTCAGATGCAACAGGTATGATGGCTCGACAAGAGCAAAAAATACCAGAAACACCTGAAGAAGGTATAGACTACGATCAAATAGATGGTATAGAACCAGATATAGATCTAGCCTAGTATCAACCCACAATTATGGACTGAGCTACCCTTATCCATAAGGCACTCAACCTAAGAGGAAAAAATGGAAAA